GCGATGGCGATGTTTTCCTGCGTGTTGGATTTGCGCAGGGCTGCTACTTCTTCGCGCAATGCCCGTACTTCAGCCACCAGCGCGGCGATGTTTTGTTGCGGGTTTTGCAGGCGCTGCATCAGTTCCCGGTTATCTGCGGCGGGGATGATGCGCTCGCCCTCGTGGACTTGCGCGATCATGTCGGATGGCAGGTAGTTTGTACCTTGTGCGAATCTCGGAAGCGCCGCCGCCGCTTTAGCCGCATCTATGACTTTTTGGTAATCTGATGCTGATCCGTACTGAGGATACGCTGCAGCCCATTGTGTAGCGGTGAACCCGGAGTTCACAAATGCATTGTCGAGGTCGGCTTGGGTTGTGAGTGTGGGCGCCAAATCCTGAATTGAGGTCGGTGCCGTAACAGCAGGAGCTAATGCTGCTTTGGCTGCATCTATGGCCTTCTGATAATCCGATGCCGAGCCGTACTGCGGGAAAGCCGCCGCCCACTGTGCAGCCGTATAACCAGAGTTGACAAATGCGCTATTGAGGTCGCTTTGGGTTGGGGTAGTAGATGCCCGGGCCTGAAGCTTTTCCACAACCGCTGCATCTATGGCCTTTTGATAGTCGGCTGCTGTGCCGTACTGCGGAAGTGCCGCTGCCCATTGCGCGGCTGTATATCCTGAGTTGGCAAGCGCACTATCAAGCTCAGGTTGGGTTTTGGCCGTGGCTGCAAAATTTTGTATTGAGGCGATAACTGCAGACATATCCGCAGTAAAGACAATCGTTTTGTTGTATGTGCTTATGCCGTCAATCAGTTTGCGTTGATCCGCTGTCAGTACGCCACCACTTGCTTCGATTATCTTTCTGATTGTCTCGGAGTCTTCAAAGGCGAGTGCCAGCGCCTTGGTGTCACTCGCACCAAGCGCCGCCGCAACTGTTTTTGTTACAGCACTGGACGCTGAACTTACCAGCTTCGCATCTGCGCTACTGAAGTTTTTTGCGACAAGGTTTATGGTCTTCGTCGCGTTGGCTGTGGCTGCAAGTGCTGTCGCCTTGTACGTGTCGAGAGCATAGCTATCCGCTACGATTTTTATGTTACGCGTTGCGCCGGAGATTACGTCGAACGCCTGTTGTTTTGCCTCTTTACTCAATAATGAGGTTGCAATAACCCCTATTAATCTTGTGTCATCTTGCAATACATCGAACGCTTGCTTCTTTAAATCGGTCGTCATGTTGGATGATGCGACGATTCCTAGTTTGCGTGTATCGTCTTGCAGTACATCGAAGTAATACATCAAAAGCTTGTTTCTTTAAATCAGTCGTCATGTTGGACGATGCGACAATCCCCAAGATGCGTGTATCGTCTTGCAGTACATCGAACGCTTGCTTCTTTAAATCAGCCGACATATTCGAGGATGCGACGATTACGATTAATCGAGTATCGTCTTGCAATATATCGAACGCCTGCTTTTTCAGGTCAGTCGTCATGTTGGACGATGCGACGATTCCTAATTTGCGTGTGTCGTCCTGCAATACATCAAAAGCTTGCTTCTTTAAATCAGGTGACATATTCGAGGATGCGACGATTCCCAATATGCGTTTATCGTCAATGTAATACATCAAAAGCTTGTTTCTTTAAATCAGTCGTCATGTTGGACGATGCGACAATCCCCAAGATGCGTGTATCGTCTTGCAGTACATCAAAAGCTTGCTTCTTCAAAGCATCTGTCATATTCGATGATGCGACGATTCCTAGTTTGCGTGTGTCGTCCTGCAGTAAGGAGAATGCCTGATTCTTCAAATCAGCCGTCATGTTTGAAGATGCGACAACACCCAAGATGCGCGTATCATCCTGTAATACATCGAACGCCTGCTTTTTCAGGTCAGTCGTCATGTTGGACGATGCAACAATACCCAAGATGCGAGTGTCATCTTGTAATACATCAAAAGCTTGCTTCTTTAAATCCTCGGACATATTTGATGTACCGGCAATCTGGATTTTTCTTGAAATGTCTTTTGTCAGTCCAAATGCCTGAGTTGTCAGCTCTGGTGTCATGTTGGATGAGCCAATCACCTCGATGGTGCGGGTCAAACCATCGGACACGTCGAATGCGGCTTGCTTGAGTTCTGGCGTAAAGTTGCTCGTGGCGATAACGTCAATCATCCGAGTGGCGTCTTTGATCACGTCGAACGCCTGCTTTTTTTGGTCGTCCGTCAAAACTGCTTTGGCGATGATGTCTACTGACCTCTTAGCGTTGGTGAGTGCGCCGAACGCCTGCTGCGTCAACTCCGGTGACAAGTTCGTGTTTGACACGACGCTGATGGCACGTGCCCCGTCTTTAACGACTCCAAAGGCTTGCTGCTCAAGCTCTGCGCTCAGGCTGGCACCAGCTATGACGTTGATCGTCCGGTTAAACTTTTCCGCAAGGTCAAAGGCTTGTTTTTTTGCGTCTTCACTCAGGACTGACCCAGTGATGATGTTGAGCGTCCGGTCAAACTCTGTGGCGGCTGCAAAGGCCTGGCGCTTGGAGTCGTCGCTGAGCGTGCTGCGTGCCAGAAAATCGAACGTCCGCACAAAGCTGGTGGCGGTGGCCATGGCCAGGGTTTTGTTTTCTGCTGTGAGCGAGCTGCCTTCGATAAAGCTGACGGTCTTGGTAAATGCACTTCCTGCCGACAAGGCCAGGCTCTTGAGGTCGGCGGGTAGCTTGTCGGTGTTGGCGACGTACTGGATCATTTTTGTGATCTCGCTGCGGGCGGTCACGGTCAGCTCTGTCATGATTTTGTTTTTGAGCGCTGCAGATACAACATCGGCAGAATCGTCCACGGCTTTTGTTGTCCCGGCAACAGCCGCCAGCAGCAGCTCGTTGAAGGTTTCTACGGCTGGCAATTTGCCCAGCTCAACAGCCATGCGGGCGGTGATCAGGGCGGCATCGGCGCTCGATGACGCGCGCTCAAGGCGAGAGTCAAGGTACGCCTTGGCACTGTCTGGCAGGCGCTCGCTGGCCTGCACTGATCCGCCCTGGGCCAGTACAAGATCAGTTTGGTAGGTGGCGGCCAGGTCTTGCGGGCTGGCAATTGACTTGGTTAGGCTCCGGATAAATTCTGCAATGCCCCGGCCTGCATTGCCAAGGGACTCGCGCAGGGCGCTGGCGATTTCTGCGGCGGCTTCATTGGCGGCTTTCACGGCATCGTCGTAGGCGGCTTGGGCGCTGGCTTGGTTGTCAACAGACTGGGCCAATGCATCCTGGGCTGCAGTGGTGGCGGCTTCGCTGGCCGCTTGAATCTCTTTTTTGGCTTTTTCTGCGGCATCAGCCAACCCGTCAAAAGCGCCCGATACGCCCAGCAATGCGGCATACATGGCGCGGCCTGATTCGGTGGTCAGGTCTTGCGCTTCAACGATCTGGCGGAACTGCTCGCGCGTGGCGGTGGCGGCATCAAGTCTGCTGCCGGCAACGGCAGCATTGATGGTCTTGATGGTCTGCAGGCGCTGCTCTTCCTCGGTGTAAAAATTGGTGTAGTAAGTGCCAAGATTGGCGACAAGCTTCTCAACACCACCCGAGAACCTGATCAATCCGTGGGCCGCATCAAAACTGATTTCACTCAGTTTTTCAAACGGCAATGACTTAAGTGCAGTTTGAAACTGCGATATAACGCTCACATTGCTGATGGCTGTATTCAGTGCTTGGATTTGATCTGCTTCAGTAGCCAGCACGTCAAGGCCCGACTCAACAGCCACTAAGTAGTCGCGGGCCTGTTCCGCAATGTCGGATGCTTTAAGCGCACCAAACAATATCCTGGTCAACTCGTTGCTCATGGCCTGCTCAAGGTCTTTGTCCTCTCGGCCTACCTGAGCGGCCCGCATACTGCCCAGCCGCTCAAACCGATTCGACACAGACTGCCCATTTAGCGTTGCACTTGAATTAAAGTTTGTCCGATCGTCGCCAGCTACGTCGATGCTGTAGTAGGCGGCTGCAATGAGCTTGTCTGTGGCCCCCACGGTCTTGGCAAGTGACTCCCATGCGTCTTCGATTCTGGTGACGTAAGACCCAGCTCCGCCGGTTTTGCTGGTGTCTCCAATGGTTTGATTTGCCCCGTAGCTGGATTCAGCTTTTGGGCCGCCGCCGCCGCCAGCCATGCTATCAACAGCACCCCCGATTGCTTTTCCAATCACGGTGCCGATGCCTGGGAGGATGTAGGTGCCTATTGCAGCGCCTGCAGCAGCCCCCCACTTACCATCTTTTGCCGACATAAAGGCATCTACATAACCTAGCACCTGTCCAGTTGTTTCAAGCCCCGACGCCCAAGCTTGCCCTGACGATGTAAGTTGCGTCCCAGCAGGAGCGTAAGCACTAAAATTGTTGCCCGCAATAGCGGTTGAGTTTGACAGACCAAGGGCTTGTCCATAACTGGTGGTCGCGGCCCGGGTAAACATGCCAGTGATGCTTTGCGCGTTATACGCACTGTTGGCAGTGCTGCCCATGGATAGCAAATCCATAACGCCGCCGGAGTCGCCAGCGCTTGCTGTGCCTGTTGCGCCCAAGCCAGACGCGCCGAGGCTGCCACGCACCAGCACGGTGAGCACCTGGGTTTTTAGGGTGTTTTTGATGGTATCCCACAGCGATTCAAAAAAGCCTTTGCCGGACTCGAACGCGCGCATCAGGGCGTCTTTCCAGTATTTTTCGGAGGCCTCGGCGGCTTTCTTTTGTTCGGACTTCATGGCCGCCGCGGCATCGATGCCGGCCTGTTTTTGCGCGCCTGCAACTTTTGCAGCAGCGAGCTCGCGCAGGGCGCGCACCTCGGCCATGGTGCTGTCGTATTTTTGGTAGTCGAGGTTGCGATCAAGCTCTTTGATGGCATTGGCCTCGATGAGGCTGGCGGTGTCTTGCTCGCGCTGGGCGGTGAGCTGGGCTAAGGCTTCTTTGGTCAGGCCGATGGCGGCATTGTGTTCGAGCTGCTTTTCAAGTTCGGATTGCGCGGCCTGGGTGGCTTTTTCTTGCGCGGCCAAGCCTTCAGAGCGGGCTTTGAGGGTGGCATCAAGGGCTTCTTTTTCGTCTTTGAGGGCCTGCGCCATAAAAGGCTGGCTTTCAAGCACCTTTTGTGCGGCAAAGGCATATTGGTCGTAACTGATTGAGCCGGTTTTCAGGGCCAGTGCGAGTTTGTTCTGGTCTTCGGCATAGCTCTTGGTGTAGCCGGATGCCGCGTCCATCAGGTCGTTGTAATACTCCATTGCCTTGGCGGCTTCAGTGGCTTCTTTTTTGGCGGCTTTTACGCCCGCGTTTGCCCCGGCTTTTGACGGCGGATCGAGCATAAGGCGCATGCGGCGTTCAAGTTCTGGCGTAAATTCCGCGCCAAGAAGTTTGCGCTGCTCTTCGATTTTGCGGTTGACTTGTTCTATTTTTGGCGCTGTTTCATCCCACAGCTTGGCGGCTGCGGATTTTTGGCCGACATTGGCGATGTCAACGGTCAGTTTTTTGTTTTCTGCGAGCTTGCTGGTGGCTTTGTCGTATAGGCTGTTTAGCTCGATCAACTGGAATTTATCGTCTACCGTGAGTGCTGTGCCTTTGGCTTTGATGGTGTTGATCTTGGCCAGGGTTGAAGCTAGTTTTTCGGTTTCTGGACCGGTGCTTTGTGCTGCGTCCACATTACCTGCTTTGGCCAGGGCCAAGCGGTCGCGTAGTTTGGCGTTTTGCTTGTCAATGCTGGCAAGGATGTCGCGGCCGCTGTTTTCGATTTCGTCGGCGGCTTGTTTGCTGGCGTTTTTGGCCGAGCTTCCCCAGACGGTCCAGGCGGTAGCTCCCAGTCCGAGCAAGAAGGTGATGGCACCGATTGGGCCACCCAGGAAAGCCAGCGCGCCACGCAATACGCCCATGGCGCGGGCGCTCAATGTTGCGGCGGTGGTCTGGGCGGTGATGGCTGCGGTGTGCGCGGCTGATGCGGCGGCTGCAGCGGTGCCTGCGGCGGCGGCGGTGCCAGCGGCGGCGGCCTGGGCAGTCAGGGCCACGGTCAGGGCTTGCTCGGCCACAGTCAGGCGCGCCTGGGCCGGGATCAGGCCGTTGGTGGTGATGGCCAGGGCGACTTCGCCTTCAGCGGCCAGCACGGCGGATCTCAATTCTGCAACCCGGGCGCTGGCCAGGCCAGCGGCTGATGTGGCGGCGGCGACATTGGCGCGCGATTCGGCCAGTTTTGCAGCGGCTGAATAGGTGGCGGCGTTGGCGGTGGTGGAGGCGGCAGCGGCGGACGTGACCGCTGTTTGCAAGGTGGCTGCAGCCAGCGCCCGGCTGGCAATGATTTGGGTGTAGGTGCCGGTGGTCCAGGCGGCCAGGGTGGTGGCGATTTTGGACGCGGCCAGGGTCAGCATCACGCCAGCGAGGAGTTGCAGGTTCTTGGCCAGCGCGTCGATCAGTGTGGTGAGTGTCTGTACGGCGCTGCTGCTCTGGGCTTGCGTGCCGACAAACAGCATGACTTCGTTTTTTAGCCCTTGGAACGCACCGGCAATGGTTCCGACTTGCCTGGCCTCTACGCGCAGTACTTCCAGGGCGCGGGGAATGGCTTCGGCCATGACTTTTGCAGTGATCAAGCCCTCGGTGGCCATGTCTTTGAGGGCACCTTTGGGCACGCCCATTCCGTCTGCCAGGGCTTGCATGAGCCGGGGTGCGGCTTCGTTGACGGCATTGAATTCTTCGCCGCGCAAGGTTCCCGATGCAAAGGCCTGGGAGAGTTGCAGCATGGCCGAGGCGGACTCGGTGGCGGTGGCACCACCTGCCTTGAGTGCAAGCCCCACCGATTCCGTGATGGCGGCGACCTTGGCCTGGCCGAGGCCGAGTTCTTTGGTGCTGGTGCTGATGCGGGCGTAGAGTACACCGGTTTCGGCGATGCTGGCCTGGGCGGTTTTGGAGATGCGGTAAACATCGTCCATGCTTTTTTTGTACTCCGAGGCGCTGTCGGAGGCGAGCTTGAGCTGGGCGGTGAATTTGACAAAACTATCGGTCAGGGCAATGATTTGGGACAGGCCGATGCCACCTGCAAGCCCGGCCAGCGCGCCGGTCATGGAGCGCATGGCGCGGGCGGCATCCTGGGCGCGGCTGTCGAGTGCGCCCAGGCGGTTGCCAACACCGTCAAGCGTGGCACCGACCAGTTGTCCGCCTTCAATTGCCAGTCTGAGTCTGATTTCGTTTGCCATGGGTTAGCCTTTGTTTTTTGCTTGTCTGATCCACTCGACAAGGCTGGCCAATTCCATTGCCTGAATGCAGCCAAAAACCTCATTGAGTTTTTTGGGCTTGATGCGCGCCACGTCCTTGAGGTACGCCAGCACGCCGGTGTAGTCAAGGCCTTCGCGCTGGCCGGTCATGCCGGTGCGCCACAGGGTTTGCAGCTTGTGCCACAGCTTCCAGACCGGTTCGGATTCCGGCCACAGGTAGAAGGTGTCGGGTGGCGCATCGCCGGCTGGCTCTTCAAGGCACAAACCCAGGGCGGTTGCGGCTTTGTCGGTTTCGTCATCGTCGCCAACTGTGTTTTTAAATGTCAGTTGGTCGGATGCCAAAAGACGCGCCGCCTGCGCTAGTTTTTTTCTTTGCTCGAACACTCGCGCTGGTAGGCCTGCCAGACACCCAGCAGCAAGCCGGGCTGGGCCAGCAGGAAACTAAAGGCTTCTTGGTCAAACGCCGCAGGTTCATTGTTTTCGAGCAAGATAAAACGCTGGCCAGTCCAGTCGGTGATGTTTTCAAGCAGGCATTCCCGAATCGATTCAAGGGTTTTTTTGTGCTCTTTTTCGTCCTGGGATTCTTGCAGGCGGTCTTCGAATTCCTTGATTTCTTCTGGCGTGCGGCGTTTGCCGGTGAAGGTGAAAGAAAAGCGTTTTTCAAGCGCGCCTTCGCGCATGGTGAACTTGAAGGGGATTTGAACGATGTTGCCGATTGCGAGTTTGAAAGCCATGGTGGGTCTTTGTTTGGTTGTTTTTTGATAGCACCTTGCGCACGGTGCGCAAGGGCTGGAGGGTTAAAAGGCTTGAAATCTTGCGGGTTTACAGGCTGACGATGCGGATTTCGTCGTTGCCCGCCACGGGCAGCACGCGCATATCAAAACCGATCAGGCGCATGCCTTCAAACTCTTCTTTTTTCGGGTTGATGAGCTGTACGCTGGGCAGGTGCAGCATGATCTTGTTGCCGCTGGCAGTGCCAATGACAAAGCCAACGCTGGTCAGGGTGTTGGCTTTGACGGCGGCCATTTGGGTGACTTCTTGCGCTGCGCTGAGTTCGACACTCAAGCTGCCCGAGGGCTTGCGGTCTTTGAAGACCACTTGTTCGGTGGTGAGCATGGGCGCGAATGCGACTTCGTTGCCCCAGTCCAGACTCAGGCCGGTGCTGTTGTAGCTGGTGCCGCCACTGATGGCCCCTGCGGCGTAGGTGCCGCCGAGGTTGATGTCGGTGACGTTGGCTTTGGCAATGGCGACTGGCATTTTCCATGCGGTGAGCACGGCAGTGGCGTTGGCAGCATCGGAGACGCCGGCATCGAGGCCGACAAAATCAAAGGTCAGCTTGGGCGCTTCGCCTGATTTGGCCGACAGTTTGACGTTGCCAAAGCAGCCGACCAGTTTGTGCAGCAGGCCGTCGTCATACCAGTAGATGGTGGCGGTCTTGAGCGAGTCGGTGGCGGGCAGGTATTCAACCCGGTTCGGGGTGAGAAGCCCTGTGGTTTCGGCATTGCCGCAGGCCTGCAGCAGCGCGCCCCATGCCGGTGCCGTGGCGGCCAGCGCGGCGCCTGCCAGCAGCACGCTGAACGAGCATTTGACGCTGGCACTGCCTACCAGACTGGCGCTGGCACCAAACCACGGGTACATGATGTTGGTGTCAACGTTTTTCGCGTCGAGCGGGGTGATCGACATGTCCATCGCCTGAATGGCGTTGGCGGCCCCTGTGGGTGTGGCATCGGTGCCGGAGGTGGTCTCGATTTTGGCGAGAATGACGGTTTTTCGGATGAGGCGGGACATGGGTTACTCCTGGATGAGTTCGGTGGACAAGGCGGTTACATCGCCGGGCTGGAAGGTTTGGCAGGGCTGGTTTTCAACCCACGCGCAGGCGGCGTAGTCCCAGTGCCAACTGCCGCCACCGGGGATGGGGGTGTTGTCTGGCGTGGCGGCTGGGCTGGTTTTGGGGTGTTCGGTGGTCATGGTTCAGGCCTGTGGCAACAGGCTGGTGGTGGCGGTGTAGTGCTGGGCCGTCAGGCGAATGACGGCGCAGGCCATGGCGGTGTCGGTGGCGTCGTATTGCCAATCGATTTTTGGGCTGATGCTGAGGTCGGCGCCGAGCGTGGCGTTGTCAAGGGCGGCCAGGCGCTCCCAGGTGTCGACCAGCAGAGGGTCAACAGCAGCCACGGGGTCTTGGCCGGCGGTGGCGCGGGCGTAGCATTCGACAATGAAGGCGGTGCGCCAGGCGTGGGTGCCCAGCGGGAATTCGGTCGCCTCTGCGGCATCAAGGCGCAGCACGATGGCCGGTGTCAATCCGTCTTGCAGGGCGCGGCTGGGGTTGGTGTACACCCGGCCTGATGCCAGCGCCGGGATGGCGGTCAAGGTGGCCAGCAGGATGCTTTGGATGTCGGCAAATGCAGTCATGCGCGCTCCAGCAGCAAGCGGCTGATGCCGGTGCCGTCTGGCTCGTGTTCGGCAATCAGGTAGTTGATTGAATTGACGGTTACGGCCTTGCCTGTGGGGCTGGCAGGCACATCGGCAGTGGCCAGGGTGAGCATGGGCTGGGTGCTGCTCATGCCGTAGGCTCCGACCGTGGCCAGGGTGCTGGCGTTGGCAAAGATGGCCGGGGTTTCGACGCCATTGATGGTGGCGGTGACGTTGGCCAGCATGGTTGTGACGGCACCCACCATGTCGGCGATGGCCTGGGCGAACGGGAGTGCTGTGGTGGCCATGCTGGCTGGGGTGTGTTGTGCGAAAAGCGGCTTTAGGGCTTTAGGCGACGGTGGCGCACAGGGATGCGTTGACGCGATAGGGCACGATCAGCGGTGCGCTTTGCAGCAGCAGGTAGCGCACGGCGGGGTCTTGGTCAACCCAGCTTTTGCTGAAGTAGGGCATGGCCTGAAAGCCTGCGGCTTCGTCGCGGATGGCTCCATAAGCGCGGGTGCCTTCGATTTCGGCACCGAGCACCAACACGGTGTTGGCGGGCAGGTAGGGCGTGACGGCGGCGGTGTCGGGGTGCTCGTACCAGCCAGCATAGACCCAGATGTCGAAGTCGCCGATGTTGCCCATGTAGCGGCCACCTTCGCCTGTGACTGTGGGGTTGAGCTGGTCGCTGCCACGAAAGCGGTTTAGGAGCACCTGCACATCCGCATGGTCGCTGAAGGCGTTCCAGGCGTTGACATCCATCACCACGGTGTTGGCGGTGCTGCCGGATTTTTCAGTCACCTTCATCGACCAGGTTTGCAGGTTTTTGAGGGGCGTGGAGTCGGCATGGGTCCAGGCAGCAGTGCTGGTGAGCTGGGCGATTGTCAAAGCAGCGTCGCGGCCAAAATTGACCGAGACGGTGGGGTATTGGTCGCCACTGATGGTGATGGCACCGGTGCGCAGGGCTTCAACGGCCATGACTTCCTGGCGGCGCGTGAGCATGGCGATTTGGTCGGCCAGGTTGCTGGCCAGGGCGGCTTGCATGCGCTGCTGCGGGTTGTAGGTGCCGCCGATTTGTTCGCCAATGATGCGTTTGAATGGGCGGTTGGCATCGAAAACGCGCTTGTCTTTGATGTAGGCCGGGGTGAATGTTTTGGTGCTGTAGCCTTTGTCAAGCACAATCTTGCCGGCCACGATGGGCGAGACAAAGGGGCTGATGCGCCGGCGGCTGGTATCGACATCGAAGTGGATGTCTTCGCTGGTTTCGGTCTGGATGTTGCGAAAGAAGCTGTTGAGAATAAAGGGGGTCGGTTCGGGCAATTGGGCGACAACGGCGGCCAGGACGGCGGTGGTGAAAATATCCATGATGCGGGGGTGCTTTCGGTGGGGTTTATTGGGAGGGCGATGCGCGCGGGCGGGCGGGCGGCTGGCTTAGGCGATGACGGTCAAAAGGGTGATGCCTTTGGTGCGCAGGCCTTCCTGGATGCTGGCGATGGTGTGGCTGGCACCGATGGTCAGGGCCGAGGCGTTGAAGTCGCCTCGGGCGTAGGCCATGGCGGTGGTGTCGCCAGCACTGGCGTCAGCAGCTTCACCGAGGATCAGATCGGGGGTTTCGCTGCCGTCGGAGGCGGTGGACAAGGACAGGTTGTATTTGCCGCCGGTGGTGATCTTGCCCAGCACGCTGCCGCGCACCAGGTTCTGGCCGCTGATGATGGTGACCTTGCGGCCAATCAGCAAGTCGGCATTGCTGGCAATCAGCGAGTCGGGGGTGTAGGTGCCTTCAGTGGCGAAGGAAGCGCTGGTGTTCATGGCGTGGGCTTTCGGGTTTTTTGGGGTGTGGCTGGCTGGCAGTGGGCTGGCTGGCAGGCTTTAGGCTTTGGCGCGGTAGGTGCTCAGGATCGAGCTGGCCAGGGCTGCGGCCTGGGCTTGCGGGTCGAGGGCGGCTGTGCTGGCCGGGCCTTCGATGCCGCTGACTGCCGGGTTGGGGGTGGCGGCCATGGCGCTGGCAAAAGGGCTGGGGGCGGCAGAGGTGGGGCTGATGGCGGCTGCGAGCAGGGCGGTGGCCTGTTCGGCACTCAGGCCGGTGTCGATGCAGAGCTTGACCAGGCCGGGCTGGGCGCTGGCGTTGGGGTGGCTCTGGATGGCGCTCAGGCGCGTGCGCTCTTGGGTGGCGGCGCTGGCCGAGGCGGTGGCGACTGCCGAGGCGACTGCGGCGTCGAGTTCGGTTTGGGTAAAGGTTTGCATGGTGGGTTGGGGTTGGCTGGCGGTGGCCGCAGGGCTACCTTGGGGGGTGCTGGGGTGGGTCATTAGGGCTCCTTTGTCAGTGGTGAATAGGCGGGCGGACTGCCCAATGGAAAAAATACGGGCGCGCTGGGCGGCCAGCTCGGTAATCAGGGCGTCTGCTGTGCTGATGCGGTCGGCCAGGCCGGCATTGATGGCATCCTGGCCGCGATAGGTGGCGGCTTGGGTAGCGCGGATGGCCTCGGGGCTGAGTTTTCCGCTGCGGGCTTGGGCGATAGATGCGATGAAGGTGGTGTAGAGGCTGTCAATCTCGGCCTGAAAATCGGCTTTGACTGAGGCGGTAAGCGGCTCAAAGCTGTTGCCGTCGATCTTTTTTGATCCGGCAAAAATATGGGTGACGCGCACACCCTCGGCCATAAGGGCAGCGCTCATATCAACGTGGCGCATGACCACACCAATGGAGCCTGCATAGCCGGTGGCGGTGATGGCAAGCTCCTTGGCAGCGCTGGCACCAAGGTAGCCGGCACTGGCGGCCATGCCGTCGGCCAGGGCGATGAAGGGTTTTTTGTCGCGCAGGGCGCGCGCGGTGTCGGCATACTGGAATGCGCCCTGGGCTTCGCCGCCGGGGCTATCCCAGATTTGCAGCACGGCGTGAACGTCGGGGTGATCCATGGCGTCTTGCAGGTCGGCGGCGATGGAGTTGTAGCCCAGCAGGGTGCTGCTGTCGGCTTCAATGCGGGTTTTGTGGACCAGTGCGCCGCTGACGTTAAGGACGGCGACACCGTCAATGACCTGGTAGCCCCGGTCGGCGCGCGGGCCTTTGCGGGTGGTGAAGAGTTCGGGCGGCAGGATGGCGCTGTCGGCTGCGCTGTGGGCGATTTGGCACCCGAGCAGGCGCTGGCCCAGGCCGGCCACAATGGCGTCGAGCTTTTGCGGATGCACCAGCAGCGCCACGTTGAAGATGCGCGCGGCCAGGTGGGGATAGGTTGAAAGCAGGCTCATTCTTGCGGGTCTTGCTGGTCTTGTTGGTCTTTGGCCGGGTCTTGCGCCGGGTCTTCAAAGTCGTCGTCTGCTTCGGGGCCGGTTTTGTCCTGGCGGCTGGTGTCGGCTGGCTGTTGTTGCTGCTGTTGCTGCATTTGGACGATGGCACCGAGCGGGGGCAGGCCGCGCTCTTGGCGCATGGCTTGTTCGATGGCTTGCTGATCCAGAATTTCTTCGTAGTCTTCGCCTTGTTCGGCACATTCTTTTTCCAGCGTGCTCAAGCCCGATTGCATGCGGATCTCGGCAGCGGTGGCTTCCTTGACCGGGTCAACCCAGCCACGACCGCCAAAAATGAAGCGGGCGCGCTGGTAGGCGTAGCGGTTTTGGTAGTAGTCGGGGGCTTCGATGTGGCCGGTGTTGATGGCCTCTTCGAGCCAGAGTTCATAGACCGGCTTGAGCCAGGTGTCGGTGAGCCAGCGGCGGCGGCCATTGAAATAGCGCCAGGCTTCGAGCATGCTGGCCCGGGCGCTGCTGTAGCTGGTTTTGCTGAAGTCTTTGAGCAGCAGTTCGTAGGGCAGGTTCATGCCGGCGGCGATGTGGCGCAGGGTGGCGAGCATGAAGGCTTCAAAGGCGGGATTGGGCCGACCGGGGGCGATGGTGTTGATGCGGGTGCCGGGGGGCAGATTGGTGATGGCCCCGCTTTGGAGTTTTTTGGTCAGCAGGCCGGCGTTTTTGGCCTCTAAGCTGTTGCGCGCCCAGGTTTGGCGTGGGTCTTGGCCAAACAGGGCGGCAGCGCTTTCAGCGTCGAGGTCGGTTTCGAGAAAGGCGGCGACGAGGCTGTTGGTGACCGAGGCTTGCAGCTCGTTGTGGGCGTAGTCGCCGGCCATGCGGATCTCGCGCATGACGGCACTGACGACCGGCTTGCCACGGCTTTGGCCGGTGCGCTCTTTGTCGTGCAGGTGGATGACGCGGCGGCGACCGATGGGGTTGCGGGCAGGGATGCGTTCCCACTCTTGTGTGGCGGTGCTGGCACCAAAGGCGTAGATGTCTCCGGGGTGTTGCTTGAGGATGTAGTAGGCCAGGGGGGCGCCATATTGGTCAAATTCGATGCCGCCACGGATGTCGGAGCGGTGGGCCAAGTGCAGCGGGGTACTCAGGCGGTCGGCTTCGATCAGCATCAGGCGGGTGGCCCAGGCGCTGGTGGTGCGGGGCAGCCACAAGGGCAAGGCGATGGCGTCGCCGTTGAGCAGCGCGCCGCCGAGGGCTTGCAGGCTCAGGCCCAGCAGGGTGTGGGTGTCGGCGGCATCGCAGTCGGTGGTGTCGGCCCAGCTGCGAAATTTGGCCTCGGTGGTGTTGGACCATTCGCGGGCTTGCTCGCGGCTCCAGCCGAGCAGGCGGTAGTCGGGGCTGGCTGACAGGCGCAGGACGGCGCCGATGATGTTGTCGCGCAGGGTTTGCTGGGCGCTGGCCATGAGGCCGTTGTTGCGGCCCAGGTCGCGGCTGCGAGCGGTGAGCAAGCCCAGATCGGGCAGCAAGTCGGCATCGGCGCTGTAGGAGCCGGGTAGCCAGTCGCTTAAGTTGGGTTCGCTGAAGGAGGCGGCCTGGTAGCCGGCCATAACGGCGCTGGCCGGGCTGGCATGGCTGCTGGCGGCGCTGGCAGCGGTGACTGCTGCTGCGGCTTTGGCGGCTGAGCGGATTGGGCGGGTGGTGCTGCGGATGGGCATGGTGCGGCGAGTGCTTTTGCGTCTGGGCTAGATGACGTAAAAGGGGCGGTGTTGCGCGGGCTTGCCCTCGCGGCGGTCGAGTTCGCGGTCAATGTCGGCGAGTTCGCGCTTGATGGCGTCTGTGGCCTGGGCGTATTGGGCGCGGCTGCCGTTGTGCTCGATGCTGGTGGGTTGCGTCAGGCGCTTGTGCAGCGAATCAGCCAGCGCGGTGCGGCTGGCGGTGAGTTGTTCGGTGCTGTCGCGGCTGTAAATTGACATAAGCCCGGACTGTGCCTGGGAATGTGTGAAATGTCTTCCGGTAACGTTTCACTATTTTTTGGCAAGCTTTCTTGACATATTGTTTGTTATGCTGATTATTGTGCAATGGTTGCACTATAATGATGCTATGCCAACCCTTCACAAGCTGCCTAACAAGTCGATTCGGGTAAATATGCCAGACCACTTGCCACCACATGTGCATGTGGTGATGGCTGACCGGCGCGATGCGATGGTTGATTTGGCTACGCTGGCTGTGACCAGCCGAACGCTGCGGGTGTCAGACATTGCTGATGCGTTGGTGTGGATTGGTGCAAACCGCGCCTATTGCGAAAAGTTTTTTAAGGAGTGCAACCCATGATTCATGATTTACATCACACTGTTGTGGCGCTGACGGTGCGAGCACCTTGCGGGCTGACGCTGACTTTTGCCGACGGGGTGTCGCTGCCGGTTGATTTGGCTGGCGTGGCCCGCGCTTATCCGGCGCTGGCTGCACTGGCTGACCCAGCCCTGTTTGCCAAGGCCCGCATTGATGCGCAGGGCGGTTATGTGGTGTGGATTGAGGATGATCTGGAACTGGCTGTCGATAACTTGCGCAATCTGGCAGTTGAACAAGCTGGCGGCATTGGCCACGAGCGACTGATCAACTGGATGCATAAGCACAGCCTGACGCAAGAGCGTGCCGCCGAGGCAATTGGGGTGTCGCGGCGGATGTTGAATTATTACTTGTCTGGCGCGAAGGTTATCCCAAAGATGGTCTGGCTGGCCTGCCTGGGATGGGAGACTGTGGGGGAAATGGCTGGTTAGCGGTTTGAATTTTTACACCAGCGCTCCGAATAGGTGGCCCTGGGCGCTGGCGTATTCAAGGCGGGCGCAGGCGATGGCTAAGTAACCGGGGTCGCACTAAGGCTTTTGCGCGAGGATGTTGCGCACCTGGCGCGAGGTGAGGCGGTGAACGCGGGCCAGTTCGTGCAGGTTGTTGCCGACAAACTGGCTGCGGATCAGGGCGCTGCGTCGCCGGACCTGCGCGGCGGTCTGGGTGGGGATGTAGATTTCTTGTCCGCCGATGCGTTTGATGATGCGCTCGATCAGCGATTGGGCGATGTCGGCCGCGTAAGCGATGCCAAAGCTGGCAGCGGTGGCGCGGGCCTCCAGGGCGATGATGTCCAGCGGGGTGGTGTCGGTGGCAGCAAGCTGTGGTTTAGGCATAGAGTGAGGCGATCAGGGCGGGGTCGTCAAGGTTGAGGTAGGGTTCGTCGGCTGGTGCCGGCGCGGCAGCGGGGGTGTAGGCAATGGCGGGCGGCACGCCGGGGCTGAAGGTGGCGCTGTCGGGTGGCTGGCTGGGGGAGCTGGCTGGGCTTGCGGGTGTTTCTTGCAAGTTTTTTTCTGGCAGCGCAAGGACTGGCTCGGCCTGGGTGGCAAATAGGTTGATTTGCGTGGGGTTTAGGTCGTAAGCGAGTTTGTCCCAGTGGGCGGGGGTCAGTTTGTTGAGGCCAAGGTAGTACGCAGCGGCGACGTTGTAGACCATCATGTCAAGGACTTCGTTTCGGTCGGATTGCTTTTTATCCCAGATGCTGCGACGCTTTCCGTTTTTCCAGGTAGTGATGCGGTATTCGGCGGTGATCTGTTTGTAGAAGTCTTCTTTGAGCTGGTTGCTAAAGTGGATTTGACCTGGGCCGGATTTGATGCGCCAGCGGTTGGCGAGGTGGTCTTTGGTGGTGTCGGTGCCGACAAACCAGAGTTCTGCGCCAGTACGTTCGGTGCGGCCACTGATGCGGACTTCGACTTTACTGGGCTTGCTGCTGACAATGGGTCGGCCAGGCTTGCTGGCTCCTTTGATGGCGAAAATTTTGCGGTGGCGCTTGGTGCGGGTGTAGTTGTAGACCTCTTGTGTGGCGCGTCCGCCGGAGTCGA